TAGATGTAGTTGGTAAAAATTTATTTACGAAAGAATTTGAAGTAACTAATGCCAATACATATGCAGCTAACACAGCAGCAATTCGTGAAGACAACAAATTATATTCAGTACCTATTTACGCCAGAAATACAAACACAACTTTAACAGTTAAATCAGAACACCCAGCTCCAGCAAATATCCTATATCTGACATGGGAAGGAGCTTACAACAACAATTTTTATACTCGTGTATAACATCCCCCTTACTGAACAAGAAGTACGTATTTATATTCAATGGCTTAAGAAAAACAAGATGTACAAAGGTATGAAGCTTCCACTAGGAAACCCTTGGGAATCTTGGATGCAAGAAACTATTGAAAAATTACAACATGCTTTAAATGAGTAAACATATTCACCCAGCAACATTGGAAGCTGCTCTTCGAGTGGCTTCTAATTTATTACCTGATGATTATCGGGAAGTAAAAGAAGGTCATGGACATGACCCTTTAACTGCTTTGGTTGTCGGAGTTCATAATTCTGACTCAGTTTATTTTACTAACCCAGATGACGAGATATGTGGCATAGCAGGAGTCTACGAAGGTGGGCAAATCTGGATGCTATGTACCCCAGCAATTTTAAAATTTCCACATACTTTTGCTAGAGAAGCAAAACGTTATGTGAGGTCGAGAAAAGACAAGTTACTGTGGAACTTTGTAGACGAAAGAAACAAAGTCCATATCAAGTTACTTAGGTTTTTAGGTTTTAAATTTCTTAGGAGATTTCCCTATGGACCAAACAATTTATCCTTTATAGAATTTTGCCGTGTGCAGTCCAGCAGCGATAGGACCAGCAGCAAGTGCCATAGGCTCAGCAGCTCAAGCGTCCGCTAATAATAAACATAAACGCAAGATGTATGAGCATCAGCTTAAAGTTAGAGAACGTAAGTGGATGCAAACTCGTACAACCTATGCAAGTAAAAAAGTACAGTTTGAGCAAGAAGTTGATTTATCAAAAATTGCAGCTCAACGAGCTTATACAAGAACTCAACAACAATTAAATAATGCTAAGTCACTGGCAATCCTACAAAATCAAGAAGATTTTAAAAAGATGTTAGAGAGCGAAGGAATGATCGAAGCAATGGCAGCAGAACGTGGTGTTCGAGGTGCAAGTGTAGCTAGAGCATTAGTTATGAACAAAGGCAAATTTGGCATTACTCAAGCAATGAGATCAAGAGGTTTAGCTCAAGCTTATTTTGATGCTAAAGAAGTTAATGAAGATGTTAATAGACAACTAAAAGCACAACTTAATAAATCATTCGGAAAAGTTGCTATTCAACCAATACAAGACTTTGCACCACCTCCTCCACAAATGGAAAACGTAGGTTTAACATTTATGGTTGGAATGGCTAATGCTATAGGTGAAGGTATTGGAGGTATGTCCGGAGGTGGTGGAGGCATGAATTATGCAAACACTGCACCATCAGGTCAAATGTATGGACCAATGGCTAGTGACATCCGAATAAAAGAAAATATTGAAGAAGTAGGAGTATCACCACAAGGTTATAAGATCTATGAATTTAACTACAAAGGTGGAGATGTAAGATTCCGTGGAGCTATGGCTCAGGATGTTGTACAAAAAAATCCTATGGCTGTAGGTATAGATCAAAATTATCTAACTGTTGATTACAGCAAGATAGACGTTGATATGGAGGTAGTACGATGATTCCTAATTATCAAATAACAGGTCAGCAAGTTACACCAGAAGAAATTGTTGACATTATTCCAGAACAGGAAGCGTCTGACAGACAAGTACAAATTAATGAAGAAAAATACTTTCAACAATTAAAAACACAGGGAGAAGAAAAACTTCGTGCTGATGCAAAATTGTATAATAGCTTAGCAGATCTTTCTTCTACATTTGGAAATATAATTCAAAAAAGACAAGAAAAATATAGACAAGATAGAGAAGCAGAAATCAAATTAGATATCTTAACAAGAGGTGTAAGTCCAGAATTAGAAGCACATTTTAGAGGAGAAAGAGACAAGTTATTTGAAGATGATTTAGCAACACAAGAGTTTGCATCTAAATATGAAGCTGAAACCGGTGACTCTATCACCGCTCAAGAATTTCGTAAGATGGCTGGTTGGGAAAAGTATATGGTTGCAGAACAATATGCTATTCAAAAGGCTAAAGGCTATGACCAATATGTCTATGATGCTTACGAAACTACAAAGATAGATGTAATTAGAGATGGTCAACAAGTTTCTGTTGGACACTATGATAATCTTTCTCCTTCTGAACAAGCAGCTTTAGATCAAAAAATAAAGTTTGAATATGCAAAACAATTTGCAGGATTAAATGACGCTTTAGTAGCAACTGTAGTTAAACCAGAAATAGACAAGTTTGATGAAGCTAGAAGAAGAAAACAAACTGTAGCTAGAGAAGGTGCATATCAGTTACAAGTAGCTGAGTTTGATTCAAGAATGATAGAAACAGGATTTACTGCTGCTAACCTTGATGATGGTCATCAACTTGCACACGATTGGGCAGCTAGGTATGCAGCAAGAAATAGAACTTCTATTTCAGTTGGTAGAATTGCTTTTAAAGAAAACTTAATAAAACTTGTAAGCGAAAATAGAATTACATATCCAGAAGCTATTGCTATTGTTAATCACGAAATAGAAGCTCGTGATGGTTCTACTAAAACAATGGCTTCTTGGAAAGAATGGCAAGGGTTAGATGAAGATTTAGCTACTGCTGCAAGACTAGGTACAGAAGCTAGACAGCAACAAAGAACTGACGATATAGCTGCTGATTTACAAGTAATTAAATCTGCTCAAAATTTAACAAACGAACAAAAAATGCAGCTTAGAAAAGTCTATGCTGATAAGTATGACGGGTATGTTCCTACTGAATTATCTAATGCTTTGCAAGGTCATATAGATGATGAGCAAGCAGAAGATATGATTCAAGAATCTATACGTTACCAAGGTGGTGTGTATGATTTTGAACTAGCTAATGTAAGTACTCCTATATTCAACAAATATAAAGATAAAATTATTCAAAGTGGAGCTATGGTTCCCGGTAGTGCAGAGCATAAAGAAGCAAGAGATTTAATTAAGGCTTACACCAACCAAGGAACAGGAGATACGTTTGGTGAAACCGATGCTAAGTCAGTTGAATGGTTAATGTTAAATCAAAATCTTAATGAGATATTTGATAAAGCATATATGAAAGCAACAGTTAGAAATGGTGTAGTTGTAGGAACTGCTGATGATGGCTATAACGCTGGAATGAGAGCTGTACAAGCAACTATCAATAACAAAGGTTTAACAAGATCTTTGATGAATACCAAATTTGAAGATGATGGCGATGAATCTTATGAACGAAGCATACAGACTAATATTCTACAATCGTCTAATAAACAATGGAAAACGACTAGATTATCATCCAGTCCAGCTATAGATAAAAAGTTATTACTATGGCATCAAACACCACTTAGACAGTCATCAGATTTACCAGATTACTATAAAGATTTAGCAAGTAGAATGGGAGTTAATCCTATTGATTTAGCTAACTCACAGATTAAATTTCTTTTACCAGATGCAGAAATACCTGAAACAGAAGAAAGTAAATATAACAATAAAATACTAAATTTAATTTATAAATTTCCTACTCGTTCTCGTATTACACGAGCAAGATTAGAAGCTGAAGGAGCGGGAGAACAAAACACAAAAACTTCTATTTATAACAAAAAAGCCTTAGTAAGAAAGGACAAGTAACTGCGGATTACTTGCCTTCTCTAGGCAATAATTACCGTGGTAACTATGGATGAAGAAATGAATCTCGAGATAGGAATATCTGGAGATGGATTAAATGCAGAAGAAACTGCAAATACTCTCGAACAGATGCAACTTGCTGAAGAAGAGAGAAATGATGCGAGAGCAGAACTTGAAGCACAAAAAACAGAAGAAGCGAAGGTAGAAGCAAATGCTCCTGAAGGAGCTACTATCGGAGACTATGCTGCTGATACATTAATAGGTTTAGGAGCTGGTGCTAGAGACATTGCTTCTAATATAATCACTGCCCCAGAAAGAGTTATTGATTTATTCAATGGCGAGATGACCAGAGAAAGTCAGACAGAAGAAGGTTATCAAACAGAATGGGATCAGTTTATGTATGGTGATGGCAATCCTATCGAAACCAAAACATGGTGGGGAGGATTAGTCAGAGGTTCTACTAATGTTTTAGGTACTCTTGCTTTAACAGGTGGAACAGTAAAACTTGTTAAAGGTGGAACTTTAGCAGCAAGTTTGGCTAATGGTGCCTTAACTGGTGCAAAGTTTGACTTAGTAGCCAAAACATCTCAAGACGATAACCTTTCTGGAATGTTAAAAGAAAGATTTACTTGGCTTGATACACCGTTAGCTACTAAAGAACACGACCACCCTGCTATGAAAACATTGAAAAATGTTGTTGAAGGTATGGGTATTGGAGCTGTGTTTGATGCAACCATTTTTAAGATGATGCAAGGAGCACAAACTCCAGCAGCACAAGCTTTAAAAGAGAAAGGCAAAGGAACTATTAACGAAGTTTTAGATGCTGGTAAACGTGTATATCAGGAAAGAGGTGCACTTGGTGATGCTTTAAAAGAAGACTTTGAACCCTTAACACAAGGTATTAAAAATCTATCTGATGAAGTAGCTGGTGCCAAACCAGAAGAACTTACTGGTATAGGACAGAAAGTACAAGAGTTTATTAATTCTAGAAAGTCTAGTATTGAATTACAGAAAAGAGCAGAAGTAGCAGAACAGATAAAAGAACCCGGATTTAGAGCACCAAAGAACGAAGATATTGCTGATCCATGGCAAGGTGCAACTACATCAACAGAATCAGTTGCTGATGTACGTAAAGGAATAAGAGATAAAAAAACTAAATGGGGTGCTGAAGATGGTAGTACAGGTTCTTTTTTATCTAATACAGAGGTAGATAATATTGCTAAAAACTCTGGTCAAGCTAGAAATGAAATAGAAAAAGCAATAAAGAAAATATATGGTGAATATAAAATAAGAGATCTAGAAGAAACAGCTAAGAGACAGGGTAAAACTGTAGCTGAGCTAATGTCTGAAGATTTTGATATTTACCAAAAAGTATATGAAGGTAGAAATACATCTGACTTAACACCTACACAGTTTTGGAAATCAGTTAATGCAAACAAGATTAAAAAAACAGTAGATGGAAAGGTTGTATATTCATACGTAAGTCCAGATCAAGCTAATGCTATTGATCTAATAAATGCTTCTTTATTTAGTGATATTAGAGATCAAGGTATTACTGCTAGAGAATTAGCTAACATAGCTGACCTAAAAGATATAGATGGTCCAGCTCAGCAAATGGTTAAAAAACTGATTGCTGGTTTAAGAATAAGAAAAATACAAAAAGCAGATATCTCTCAACAAATGAGAGACTTACAAACTAGAAAAGGTGTAAGTAAAGCAAGAAAAAAACTAAGTCAAGCAGAACTTAATGAGTTTGTTGATAAAGATGTACAGAAAAGTATAGATGCTTTTCGTATGGCTTTAGATATGACTGACGAACAAACAAGTGATGAGATATTTAAAACTTTGTTTGAAGGTATATCAATGGCTAAAGATGTACAGACATTAGATGACCTAGATAACTTTATGAGGGTCTGGATGAAAGGTGGTGAGTATGGCTTACGTCCTAAACAAACAGGTGCTTTACTAAGAGAAATGGGTTCTATGTTTACACATAGTGTTTTGTCTGGACCTAAAACAGCAGTTCGCGCAGTCTTAGGAACATCAACTGCAACCTTTACAAGACCTATGGCTATGGCTTTAGGTGGTGCATTGAGAGGAGATTCAGCAACTATGAGAGCTGGATTGGCTTCTATGAACGCAATGCGTGAAGCAATACCAGAATCTTTTGAATTATTTAAAAGAAAGCTAAATAGTTATTGGGCTGGTGATATTTCAACAATGAAAACTCGTTTTTATGATCCTACAGAATTAGATAATCAGTGGACTATGCACGGTCAGTGGGCTGAAACGAGAGGAAATATGGTTGATAAAGCTATATACAGAACAGCTAATACTATTAGAACACTTAATGATAGTAGTCTTCTTACCTACTCAACTAAGATCATGGCAGCAACTGATGATGCTTTTGGTCTAATTATTGGTAGAGCTAGAGCTAGAGAAAAAGCATTTCTAAAAGCTGCTGAAAATTTACCTGATTCTAATTTTGCAAACCTAGATGCAAAGTTCTTCCGTGATATGGAAGATAATTTTAATAGTCAGATCTTTGATAAAGATGGAAACTTAACCAGTGAAATGGCTAAGTATGCCAAAAAAGAAGCGACACTAACTCAAGACTTAACTGGGTTTGGTGCAAAAATGGCAGATGCTTTTAATGAAGCACCATGGGCTAGACCTTTCTTTCTATTTGCAAGAACTGGTATTAACGGATTAACACTTACAGCTAAACATACTCCCGGTTTTAACTTCTTAGTTAAGGAGTTTAACCTGATAGCTAAAGCAAAGACTCCTATTCCTGAATTACAGAAGTATGGAATCTATACTCAACGAGATTTATTAAATGCTAAAGCTGTACAAAATGGAAGATTAGCTATGGGTACGGCTGCTTTGAGTATGGCATCTATGGCATACCTTAGTGGTAATCTACATGGCAATGGTCCTACAGATAGACAACAAAGACAAGCATGGTTAGATGCAGGCTGGAAACCAAGAACTATAAAAATTGGCAATGTCTGGGTTAACTATGATGCGTTTGAACCTTACAACCAAATACTTGCATTAGTAGGAGATATAGGAGATCACCAACAATTAATGGGTGAAGAATGGGCTGAAGATAGATTAT